CCAGTAACACTTGGTCCTGTCCATCCAGTTGGTCCAGTTTCACCAGTCGGCCCAGTTTCACCAGTTGGTCCAGTTGGTCCAGTAGGCCCAGTTTCGCCAGTAGGCCCAGTTGGTCCAGTCTCTCCAGTAGGTCCAGTAACACTTGGTCCTGTCCATCCAGTTGGTCCAGTTTCACCAGTCGGCCCAGTTTCACCAGTTGGTCCAGTTGGTCCAGTAGGCCCAGTTTCGCCAGTTGGCCCAGTTGGTCCAGTTTCGCCAGTAGGTCCAGTTGGTCCAGTTTCGCCAGTTGGTCCTGTAGATCCAGTTGGTCCGGTCTCACCAGTTGGTCCAGTTTCACCAGTTGGTCCTGTAGATCCAGTTGGTCCAGTCGGTCCTGTTTCACCCGTTGGCCCAGTTGGTCCAGTTTCGCCAGTTGGTCCGGTTGGTCCAATTATCTTACCAACATCAAGCCATTGCTGTCCGTCCCATGTAGCTAAGTGACCACTATCTTCTAGTATATAACTATCGCCAGACCTGCCTGTATAATATATAGGATATCCGGACAATGCTAAAAATGTAGCTACTGATCCAATTATTTGTGTTGATAATCCAGTTGGGCCAGTTGGTCCAGTTTCACCAGTTGGTCCAGTTGGACCAGTTTCACCAGTTGGTCCAGTAGGACCAGTTTCACCTGTTGGTCCAGTAGGTCCTGTCTCACCAGTAGGTCCTGTAGCACCGGTTGGTCCACAGGGTCCAACTATCTTACCAACATCATTCCATTGATCACCGGACCATACAGCTAAATGACCTGTGTCTTCTAAGATATAACCGTCCCCTTGATCGCCGAGATAATATATAGGATATCCAGGTAATGATAATAATGTAGAAACACTGCCGATGATTTTAATAGAATGTCCTGTGGGCCCTGTCCACCCAGTTGGTCCAGTTGGTCCAGTAGGCCCAGTTTCTCCAGTAGGCCCAGTTTCTCCTGTTGGACCAGTTGGTCCAGTTGGACCAGTCCATCCAGTCGGTCCTGTAGTTCCAGTAGGACCAGTAGGACCAGTTGAACCTGATGGTCCTTTATTAGGATTGAAAACAAATGCTTTTATTTCGATACTAATAACTAGAGAAGCTGTTTGTGGTATGATGTCAGTTACTGATATAGTATAATTACTTTTCGTAGACACGAGTGCCGGAGTGCCAGTTATAGCACCACTAGTAGAGTCAAATGATAATCCACTTGGTAATGTTGGTGATATAGCATATACTAATGTTCCAGCACCACCGGTTGCTGTAACGGGTGTTACATTAACAGCATCGTATTGTGTTACTGATACAGATGATACTTGTGAAGTTAATATTATAGGTTGTGGTGCGTCGTTACTAACTGATAAGTTAAAAGTTTTACTAATATTTTGGCTAGCTAAGTCACTGATATTTACTGTAAATGTAGTATCAGATAATACTGCGGTAGGAGTACCTGTTATTTCACCAGTTGATGTATTAAAATTTAATCCTGTCGGCAAAGACGGACTAATTGAATACGTTAATGTGCTATATCCACCCGATCCTTGTACAGGAATATATGGAGTAACTTGAATATATCTAGTTAATGTTCTAGTCGCAAATAATACTTCTGCTACTAATAAGGTTGCATTAACAGTTAAACTAAAAGATCCTGTATTTGATTGATTAAGATTATCTTGTATAGTTACAATATAAGTCGAAAATGAACTACGTACTGTTGGATTACCTGATATTATACCAGTAGATGTATTAAAACTTAATCCAGCTGGTAATATTGGATCTATGCTATATGTTAGAGTACCACCACCACCTGTTGCTAAAATTGGAGCGAACGGCGTAATTAGTGATCCGATAGCTAAAGTCACCGTTGGTGTTTCTACAACAACAACAATCGGAGGAGGTGCTTGCACAGATAGTATGAATGTTCTACTACCTGTCGCAGACGCTGAATCTGTGACAGTTACAATATAAACAGTACCGTCATTGGTTGCAGTTGGAGTTCCGGTTATTTCTCCAGTGCTGGTATTAAAATTCAATCCTGTGGGTAATGGATTGTCTATAGCAAAAGTGTAAGTTCCGGACCCGCCTGATACAGTAACCGGTTTCGTAGGAGTTGTAGCAACTCCTTCGGTTAACGATATGCTTCCTACAGATTGAATAACTGTTAATGGCGGGTTAGTAATTTCTAGACTAAATGTTTTACTGCTTTTTTGTGATAAAGAATCAGTTGCGGTTACAGTAAAAGATCCCGTGCTAACAATAACAGGAGTTCCAGTAATGTTACCATTTGAAGTGTTAAATGTTAATCCAGTAGGTAACACAGGAGATATAGAAAATGTTATACTTCCATACCCACCGTTAGCTGAAACCGGAGTTGTCGATGTTATAGCGAATTGTTTTACAAATGATAGACTGCTAAAATCGAGAGTCGTTGTTAAAGCTGCCGGAGCAGATACAGTTATACTGGTATCTTTACTGCGTTGTGTGCTCTGTGCGTCTGTCGCTGTTATAGTATATGTCGTAGTTTCACTAGTGACTGAAGATGTACCACTTATACGTCCAGTAGTAGTATTAAAACTCAATCCACTCGGGAGAGAAGGACTTATACTAAACGTATATGGCGGGTATCCATATGCAGCAGTTACTGGTGTAAATTCAGTAATCGCTAGATATTGTATTAGGCTACTTGTTGCGATTGCGATAGTGGTTGTTAATGCAGGCGGAAGAATAGTAACAGTTACATCTTTGCTACTGGTTTGTTTTGCTTGATCAGATGCAGTTATAGTATATGTGGTTAATGTAGTAAATGTAGAAGGATTACCACTAATAAAACCTGTAGAAGTATTCAAAGTTAATCCAGCTGGTAGACTAGGATTGATACTAAAAGTTATAGTACCATATCCACCGCTAGCCGATACTGGTTTAAATGCAGGAAAATTTATATCTTGATTTAAAGTTTGGTCAGCTATTTCAATATTTGTAGTTAATGCAGGAGGAATAGCAACAGTTAAACTAAAAGTTGCCGACCCGGACTGAGGATGGACATCGGTTACTGTTACAGTAAACGTAGTTGTTGAAATATCCTGTGTAGGTGTACCACTGATAGCTCCTGTAGTATTATCGATCGATAAGCCACCTGGTAGGCCAGGACTGATAGCAAAAGTAAAAGCCCCGACACCACCGCTTGCAGTAACCGGAGTAAATGTAGTTGCTGCAACATTCTTAGTTAAATTTGTAGTAGGAACTGCTGTAGTTACCACTAATGCTGGAGGTGGCTCAACTGTTAGATCAAATGTTTTGCTACTAGTCTGTTGTGGTGCTGCTTGGTCAGTAACTGTTACTGTAAATGTAGTGTTCAATAATAATGTTTTAGCAGCACTTAGTATTTGACCAGTTGTTGTAACAAAAGTTAATCCCGTAGGTAATGCTGGGTCGATACTAAATGTTAAAGTACCTTTACCACCACTTGCAGTAACAGGAATAAACGGAGTTATAGTCTCATCTTGTATTATTGTTTTAGTTGGAACAGCCTGTACTGTTACTATAGGTGGAACTACTTCTGCGCTAACTGTTAAACTGAATTGTTTACTACTAGTCTGTGAAGCTGAATCTGTAACAGTTACGGTATAGTTTGTAGCACTGCTAGGAAAAGTTGGAGTACCAGATATCTGACCGTTTGAAGTGCTAAAACTTAAACCACTAGGGAGAGAAGGACTGATAGCAAATATTAGTGTTTGGTATCCCCCTGTTGCTGTTACTGGAGTAAATGCTGCTGTAGCAACGAACTGTGTTAATGTTTTTGTCGGAACTGCAACAGTAGTAGTTAATGCTGGATAAGATACTGATAAATCAAATGTCTTACTACTAGTCTGTGATAATGTATCTGTTACAGTTACAGTATAGGTTGTTGTTGCCTTTATAAGAGTTGGAGTACCAGTTATCTGGCCATTGGTTGTACTAAAAGTTAAACCAGTCGGTAGAGCAGGACTGATTGCATAGGTTAATGTACCATAGCCGCCGCTAGCAGTTACTGGTGTAAATGCTGTAGCTACTAATCCAATAGTTAACGGGTTAGAAGGTATAGCCTGTATAGTTACTATAGCAGGCGGAGGATCAACAGTTAATCTAAATGTCTTACTAGAACTCTGTGGAATACTATCGGTAACAGTAACAGTATACGTTGTTTTGCTAGTAATTTCTGTAGGAGTTCCGGTTATCTGCCCAGTTGCTATGTTAAAGTTTAATCCTGTAGGTAAGCTAGGACTGATAGCAAATGCTAGTGTACCATATCCGCCTGTGCCTGTTACAGGTGTAAATGGTGCAGCAACAGCCGTATTTGTTAATACTTTATCCGGAACTGCGATTGTAGTTATGATAAGTCCGGCGACAACTGATATGGATACATTTTGTGAACTAGTCTGAGATGCTAAATCTGTAACAGTTATCGTATATTCTGTAACTGAACTCAACACAGTCGGAGTCCCAGTTATTTGTCCACTCGAAGGGCTAAAATTTAATCCAGTTGGTAGATTAGGTGTTATAAAATAACTTAAGGTACTATACCCACCTGTAACAGTAACAGGATTAAAAGGGCTTACTACTGTATTGATAGTTAATGATAACGGTGTAGTAGGTACAGAAGTAGTTAATATTGGTAGAGCACCAACCGTTAACGTGAATGTTTTGCTACTAGTTTGTACTGGAACATTAGAATCTCTAACAGTTACGGTATATGTAGTTAGACTACTAGCAGAAGTTGGTGTGCCAGTTATCTGTCCTGTGTTAAAGTTTAATAGCAACCCACTTGGTAATGTTGGATTAATACTAAATGATAATGCTCCAGATCCGCCTGTTGCTGAAATTGGTATAAATGCAGTCGCAGGTATTGATTGTGTTAAGATCGTATTTGGAACGTCTTGCTTAGTTACGATTGGTTTAGGAATAACTTCTAAAGCAAATGTATTATTTGCTGTTTGCAAATAAAAGTCAGTAACTGTTACAGTAAAGGTTGCCTTAGCGTATACAACAGTTGGAGTACCGGTTATCTTTCCAGTAGCTGAATCAAAAATTAAACCAGATGGTAACGATGGATTTACATAGAACGTTAACGGAGGTACGCCACCTGTTCCAGTTACAGGAGTAAATGCAGTTGCAGCAACGTTCTGTGTTAATGTAGTAGTAGCAACTGTAGTATTAGCAACAACAGTTGAACCACCTGTTCCGACGCTTATTGTAAAGCTATTGCTAGCAGTTTGTCCACTTACATCAGTAAATGATGCGACATATGTTTTGCTGCTGATTTCGGTCGGTGTACCTGATATAATAATTTCAGTTTGATTATAATAGTTACTATTAACTGTAACGACAGAATCTAGTTTAGTATATGACAATCCTGCTGGAAGTGAGGGACTAATAGAAACATTTAGACCAGTTTTAGTCGTTTTTTGACTAGTCATGGCTATATTTGTTTTGTTAACTGCTTTAGAAGTAGATACAATCCAGCTTGTTCCACTACCGCCAGTTATTACGACTGTTCCTGTTATGTTAGAACCGCCAGTTACTACTTGCCCGACTACAATAGTACCGCTAGTTAAACTAGTAATAGTTAGTGTGCCAGTTGTACCACCTGCAGTTCCACTTATACTACCCGTAAAAGAAGCACCGGTTGATGAGTATCCTCCGTATCCACCATATGCTGAGATTGCGGTATAATTAACAGATTGATTTAATGTTGCATCTTTACTAGCTACTAGTGTTGTTGCAGTTATTATGGGAGCAGTAGTTGGAACTACAGGTGATGAAACATATTTGTTCCATACTCTACTACCTGCAAATAATCCAGTTCCGTCTTGTAGATATGTTATAGCTCTATTTTGGTCGCCATAAAAGTCGCCGATAGCTGTTAGTGTTGCACCTGTTACTGATTGAGACGAATTTACAGTCCAATTATTTCCGCTACCTCCAACGATAACACAAGTTCCAACGATACTTGTTCCGGTTATAGTTTGACCAATGGATAAAGTTCCACTAGTTGGAGATGATATAGACGACACTGTTAACGTAGTGTTTGATATAGAACCAACAAACACAGTATTAGGTATTAGAGTACTATCTTGTTGTAGTAATCCCGAAGTCTGTGAAGCTGGGTATGAATAGTAAAAAATTGTCATCTATTAACTCTCATTATTAACCATAAACTGTAATATCTTTTGCAACGCCACCGCCTAATGCGACATATATTTGTTGTGTACTATCTAGATAAACTATATCCCCAGGACGAAAATCATCAGGTGTTACGCCTAATGCAATATCAGCATCTGTGAATAACCTGGGAGGTCTTGTAAATTGATATGTACCGTCATTAAATGCTAACCCTCCACCTATTGCTAAAGAACCATCTAGTAGTGTTTCCGGGCTAGTAGAGAATATATTTTCGGCACCCAATAATACTTTTGAAAAAGCAACTGTAGCAGTAGGACCAACATCCTGTCCGATTGATACCGTTAACTCACTAGCACTACCGGTTGGTCCTGTTATATTAACACCAGTTCCGCCTGTTATATGTGCGACATAATCACCTACGGGTCCAGTTGGTCCAGTTGGGCCAGTCGGCCCATTATCTCCGTTAGCACCTGTAGCACCAGTGTCACCTTTTGAACCAGTATCGCCCTTTGGTCCAGTATCGCCGTTGTCACCAGTTGGACCAGTCAAACTAGCACCAGTTGGACCAGTCACGCTTGCACCAGTTGGTCCGGTGACACTTGCACCAGTTGGTCCCGTTGCACCATCGTGACCGATTACGCTTTCGCCGATGCCGATAACGGTTTCGATGCCGTCGACTAATTTCTTTATATATAGCTTACCATCATAGGTGTTGACAGCGATTTCACCAAGACCGAGGTCTGTGGTGGCAGGTATCTTCCCCGGAACCGCGCTCCGTTTAAGTTTAACTACTGTCGCCATATGGCATCCTATAATAATTTGCTATGTAGCAAAAGAAATAACGTACCAGTATAAACTGATACGTTATTTATTGTCTTTTAAAATATGCTTTCTAAATTAAGAAATCTTAGTACTCACCACCGTCGATGTCAGCATATAGGATATCGTCACCAGCTGAATTAACCTGTAGGATTTTATTTTCATTACCGGACGGTGAAAGAGCTTGCCATCTAGTTGCAGCATCTACTACTCTACCAACTAATAGTTCACCTTTGTTAACTGAAGTTAATCCAGTACCACCGTATGCTGTAGCAACAGCAGTCGCTTTCCACGCACCTGCTCCAATATCGCCAACTGTTGTGATACTTGCCTGTCCAACGTAGCTTGTGGAAATATCGATACTATTTTCACCAACAGTTATTCTATTACTAGTTCCACCTACTGATAGTACACCGCTAGTTAGAGTTAAACCACCACCTGCGAAGTCGGATTTAACATCTAGATAATTTCCAGTAAATGTGAACGGAGAGTTATTTCCATCAGTTTGATCGATGTCAATCGAAAGGTCCTGACCGTTTTTCTTAATACCTTTTCCAGCTACAATAGTACCAGCAGCACTAAATTGTACGAATCTCTGTGCTTCGGAACCTACGGTTATCGGACCGTCGGACCCTAGTACCCAACCTGTGTCTGCCCAAACTGTACCCATCTGTACGAAAGTGAACATACCACCTTGTACTTCGGCTAATTGATCGGCATCAGGTGATCGGTTCCAACCAGCTAATTTAGCTTTACCAGAACCAGTTAATGGTGTACCGTCGTATACGAAAATATCACCTAATACACCAGGAACATTGTTAGCCGCATTGGCGTTAGTCCAAGTAGTAGTACCCACAGTGCTGATTACGTATCTATTACCAGATATAAGACCGGCTACAAGTATTTCGTCTCCCATTGGGGATGGTGCAGAACCAGTCGTACCATACCATATGTATATGCCGTTATCAACGTGATCAGTTGCTCCAACGTTTGTTGTTGCACCTTGGTTCTTGATTAGAACACGATCACCGGGCGATACTGCTTCACCGTCGATAACAGGTGCAGCTGACACCCATGTTAGATCTACGACACCGTAAACGTCAACACCGTTATTGTTAGCTGATGGTATAGGGCCATATTGTGTAGCATATGTAACTGGATCTTTAACAATCAATCCACTTCTAGCAGCATCAACATATGCTTTAGTAGCAGCATCGTTGTCATCTTGTGGTGTTGCTAGATTTTTAATCAGTGCATTGCTAACCGATACCGAACCTAGAGCACCGTACGGTACTAGTACGAGGTTGCCATTAGTTTCAACACCAGCACCTTTTCGGTATGTTATAGTATTGTTAGCAAGTTCGATCTTACCAGCAGTCACTTGAGTTAACCCGTTGATTGCTGTTATGTCAGCACCACCTAGGTCGATAGTTTGATCACCTAGATTTTGTTTTTGAGTTTCAACATAACCGGCAGTCACAGTAAACTGATCAGGATTAAAGTTTGCAACACCCTTTTGTGTGCTACTAGTTGCTGCTAATATAGTGACAGCTCCATTGGTCATACTAAATTGTGCAGTTGGGAAATTAGCAACACCAGTCTGTGTTGCATTAGCAAGTCTCGCTTTAACTGTTATAGTAGTACCACTACCGGTAATACCAATCGCAGAAGTAGCTTTATCAGCACCAGTTCCGTCAATAAAGCCATTTAAGCGGAGCAAATTATTTTCTGGTGTTATTGTTCCGCCAGTTAATTCTATAGCCTTTAATACACTTCCGTCAAGCGCGATTTGTCCACCGGTTGTGATATCAAAATCACCAGAGTCGAACGAAGCAACACCTGCTGTCACTGAAGTTGCAAATGGTACTTCGAAATTAAGTTTTCCAGGATCAGCAGCATTATCATCATATGTGACAGATATGTTGGTTCTAGTACCAAGCATAGCGCCAACGATGTCTTCAACACCTTCAGATTTGAGAGAAACTAAACCCCCTGCTAGATTAAATTGTAGACTGTTATATGTTGAAACACCAAATCCGCCATCAGTATCAGCAAGTAGATTGTTAATAATGACCGAAGAGCCAGTTGCTGTTATATTATTTCCTGTACCAGACGTAAATGTTAGCGCACTACTTAATAGATCGATGCTGATCTCACCGCCGGCTAGTGCAGCTTGACCAGAACCAGTTAATGCTGAACCGTCGTATAAAAAGACAGCACCCAATACACTTGGAACATTATTTGCTGCATTAGCGTTAGTCCAAGTAGTACTACCTACAACAGTAATTCGGTATTTCTGACCAGATATAAGGGCAGTTGCAGCTACGTTGGGGGATGGATTAAGATCTCTAACTGTTAATGTAGTGACCGGAGTCGCCCAACTAGTAGTACCATCATAATTTGTTGTTAGTACTTGATTAACAGCAGTACCGCGGGTATTTGGTATGGACCACGAATTGTCACCACCATACATTGTGATTAAACCATTACCATTTGTAGCAAATGTTATGCCACCGTCGGTGTTTGTTGATTTAATATAATTCGGACTTGATGATTCACCGATGCTTAAATTGCTTGTTGTTATACCAGTTGATAGCTTTTTAAATCCAGTTATAGTAGCACCGAGTGCAGCAGCAGGGTTTGTGCTAACATTATAAGTACCGAACTGGAAAGTGGAATTTTCTAGCTTTGCGTTTGTTATACTATTATCTTTAATGCTAACAGCACCACCGAGTGCTGGTAAATTTTGTGCCGATATAGTAAAGAAATCACTATCGAAGCTAGCAACACCGAGCGCATTATTACCAGCTGAGGAATACCCTGCGATATTTGCGTTGACAATAATCGTGTCATCGTTATCACTTAACCGTGTTGTTAAACCAACACCACCGTTGATTTCTAATGTACCATTTATTAGATCTACGCTACCAACACGATCTGCGAGTGCAGAATCTACGCCACCCTCGTCACCCCTGAACTTTAATACTGTAGTTGGGGTCGCCCACTTAACACCGCCTTCTACGCTGTTATCTACGATTAATGATTGTCCATTACCACCGGATACGTTTGGTAGTGCGTATGCACCGGAAATCCAAACTTTACCGTTGATACCATTACCTGTGAGATATAGACTAGTATTCTGTGTAGTGGTTGTGATAGTTGATTTTTCTCTAACAGTAGCACCACTAGCCGCACCAATCTTTAAGTTAGAGAATGATATTGAATTTAAACCAGTAAATTCACTAGCACTCGATCCAAGTTCAACTTGTGTATTACCGATACCAATAGTTTTGTTGTCTAATTCAGTATTAGTGATCGAACCAGCAGTTATAGTCACTCGACCGAGTGTTGCATCGTCTAGTGTATCAGTTCCTACTGTAAAGAATGCAGTATCAAACTTTGCGACACCACGTACAGAAGTACTAGCTGGTGTACCTTTAATCCCTATAGTGACAGCACTACCGGTTTTATTAACCGTAGTGATAACACCATTTGACCCGTCTAATATAAGTTCGTCTGTACCTACTTTAAACGATTTTACAACTGCACCGTCGTCAGTTATATTAAAACTAGATGCTGGCGCTCTCCAATATGCTTGACCTGTTGCTTTATTAATAGTTAGTACATCATCAGGTGAAGTTTCTTGAGAGCCACTACCGCGACTATTTGGAAGATACCAAACATCGCCGCTAACTGCATTATCAATATAAACATTACCCGTTCCGGATGGTTGTAGTTTAATATTTGTATTAGTACCGGTACCTTTAATCGTACTAAATTCTCCAGTCGTGTCGTTATTACTAACTCCGATCTGTAAATTACGAATACCAACTGTGTGTAAACCTGTAAGGTCATAAGTTTTAGTTGCATCAGTAGGTGCTAATGTTAATACCGCATTACCGACATATATCGAGTTAGCTTCAACAAAACCACTACCTGAAACGTCGAAGTGTGTACTGGAAAATCTTGATAGACCTAATGTAGCAGCAGTTCCGGCACCGGTGTCGGTACCATTCGTGGCTGCATTAATCTTAACAATGCCGGGGGTTGAGAAGCTAAAATAATCTTCACTGAATTTTGCAACACCAAATGCAGTTCTACTAGCATATGCTCCACTGATATCAATAACGTTTGAAGCATTGCTCCCTGACAATGTTATACCGATACCATTTGTAGTAAATGCGAGAGTATTGCTTGACAACCCAATAGCACTACCAGCAACCGTCACATTGTTAATAACTTCAGCAGCTAGAGATACTGTTTCACTAGTGATAGTGAAGAAGTCATGATCGAATTTAGCGACACCAGCTTTTGGTGTTCCAGCATTATCGAGTGTTGCTGGGCTAACAACAAAATTTAATAGTTTTGATTCATTGCTATATGTGACCTCTACGTTAGTTTCGGTGTTGCCGGTGACCATACCGCCGACTGTATCTTTGATATAGTTGTCTTGGATACTAACTTTACCGCGATCAGCATTTAATGGGGTTGTATTAACAGTAAACTGATTAGGATCAAATTTTGAAACACCGAGGCTTGTAGTTGTTGCCCAAACCCCACTAATAGTCATTGTATTATCTGCAAATACAGTAGTAATACCACGATCGCCTCTGAAGTTAAAAGAACTATTGTCATCGTTAAGATCGATACCGTCAGCATCAGTAAATGTATCAGCGGTGACTCTGAGTGTAGTTGATACTTTTTGCCATTCAACTTTGCCATCTTCGGCATCAGTTATCATTAATACTTGGCCTGCAGCACCGCGAACTCGTGGGAGATACCAGCTATCGGTACTATCGTAAATCTGTATATATTTTCCAGGGTTAGCATTAAGTATTAAATTATCTGCTGTTGTAGTTGTTATAGCATTAGTTGATAATTTTATTTTATCAATGTATAATTCATTGATCTTTTTATTACCATCGACTACTATCGCCGAGCTAGCAGTTAATGTACCCGGTGCTTGATCGAGCATATCGGTGAAATACTTACCACCAACTTTTACTACATTGCCACCAATACCGATGTATAGTCTATCACCACCGTTATCGATAGTACCTGTTAATCCTGAATATGCTAGTTCACCAGCTGCAAGCGACCCTGGTGCTCCGCTAGTCGTAGAACGTTTGATCTTAATAGTTGATCCTGCAATGACGGCCATAACTTAATTTCTCCCTTTAAAATTCGCCACCTTCAATTTTTTGTGCTGTTAGATCAAGACTAGCGTCCCATCTCTCACCACTCGAATTGTATATCAATAGAGAACCATTTGATAATGCTGCACTATTGACATCTTGAATGTCTGTTAGTTTATTTATACTCGCACCGCTCGGACCAGTGGCCCAAACAACGTCGTAATCGCTATTACTGGCTTTTTTTAGTATCTGACCAGCTAATCCACCGGTTGGAAATCTATCCGGACCAGTAGCACCCGTAGCACCTGTAGCACCAGTTGGACCAGTATCACCAGTTGGCCCTGTAGCACCAGTTGGTCCTGTAGCACCTGTAGCACCAGTTGGGCCAGTAGCACCCGTAGCTCCGGTTGCACCAGTCGGACCTGTCCATCCAGTTGGGCCTGTAGCACCTTTAGTACCAGTCGGCCCAGTCGGCCCAGTAGAACCTTTTGCTCCACGAGTATTGTCGATAACGTATAATTTTACTTCTAAAGTAAAGGTTTTAGTAGTAATCTGCGGAACAGCATCAGTTGCGGTCACAGTATACGTTGTAGCCGGAGTCACTACTTCAGTAGTTCCTGTTATTTGTCCCGTAGTTGAATTAAAACTTAATCCTGTAGGTAGTGCAGGAGTTAATCCAAATGTTATCGGATTGATTCCGCCTGTTGCTGTCACAGGAATAACATCAACTATGTCTCCTTGTGTTATATTAACAGGAGAAACTTGTAATACTAACAAAAGAGCAGGCGGGGCCTCGTCACCTACTGATAAGAGAAAATTTCCCGTAGCAGTCTGTAATAAAGGATCACGTATCGTGACTGTAAATTCTGTGACAGTAAACGGAATTGACGGTGTTCCGCTAACTTCTCCTGTATTTCTATTAAATGATAATCCGGCTGGTAAGGATGGAAATATAGTATAGGTTAATCTACCATATCCACCACTTCCTAAAACAGGAACAAGAGCAGTCATTTGTTGATATTTTGTTAATATAACTGTTGGGTTTTGTATAGTTGCAACTACTACTGGAGGAATAACAACTAAGTCAAAAGATTTACTGTCTGATTGCGGAACAGTTCCGGAATCAACAATCGTTATAGTGTATGTTGTTTGATCAAATAATGTTAACGGTACACCTGAAATAACTCCATTATCTGAATTGAAATTCAATCCGCTCGGTAATGGTGCGCTGATCGCATATATTATTTTTCCAGCACCTCCGGAACCAACAACTGGCGTAAATGGTACCGCATTGGCACCGTAAGTTAATGTTGCAACTGGAATTTGTAATGTCGCAACTAATGATTCTGGAGCATTTACCGTTAGATAAAATGACTTACTATCATAACCGGATATAGTATCTATTACCTGTATAGTAAATTGTGTAATTGATATTGCAGCAATAGCAGTTCCGGATATGGAACCAGTCGTTGTGTCTAATGTTAACCCGCTTGGAAGACTTGGACTGATACTAAATGCATATATTCCACTTCCACCAGTTGCTGTCACAGGAATAAATCCAGCTTGAGGACTAAACTCAGTTATTACTTTATTGGTTATAACTAAATTAGCAACTAACGGAGGATTATCAACCGCTAGTGTAAATTGTTGTCTGCTTGATTGCGATAGCGAATCAGTCACTGTGATCGTATAAGTTCTAGAAATACTACGAGCAGCAGGAGTTCCAGTTATCTGTCCATTGACTATATTGAAATTTAATCCTGTTGGCAAGACAGGATATACGCTAAAAGATAAAGTACCGTACCCCCCACTTGCAGAAACTGGAGTCACTGGAGTAATTGAAGCTAATCTAGTAAAAGTGACACTACTCGTATCTAATGATGTTGATACTGGAGTAGGATCATTGATAGTTAATTCAAAAGAATTACTACGAGTAGTTGTTAGTGCATCAACTATGGTGATCGAATAAGATGTTGCAGCCAATGTAGTAGCCGGAGTTCCGCTTATTTTTCCTGTTGTTGCATTTAATATTAATCCAGATGGCAAACTAATATCGATAGTATAGTTATATGGAGCATATCCTCCGACTGCGACTATAGGAATAAAATCCGTGGCTGCAACACTTCGAACTAATGTTTCAGATGCTATCGCTACATTAGCAATTAACAGTGGGGGAGCAACAGTTAGGTTAAATGTTTCTGTGCTCGATTGTTGTGCCTGGTCTCTAACGGTCACGGTATATGTTATAGACACTGTGTAGATTGTTGGACTTCCAGTTATCTGACCATTAGTTGAATTGTAATTTAATCCATTTGGAAAACTCGGTGATACTGAATATGTTAGAGTTCCATAACCTCCCGATGCTGTGACTGGAGTAAATGGTGTTGTTTGTACATTTTGATCTAATGTAGTATTAGCGATCGATCTTGTTAGACTTAATGCTGTTGGAGCTGCTACTGTTAAGTTAAAAGTTCTACTATTACTTTGAGGAAACAAATCTGTGACAGTCACAGTAAAAGTTGTACTGCTGAGTAAGTTAGTTGGAATTCCAGATATTTCACCAGTATACGTATTAAAAGTTAATCCAGCTGGTAAAGGAATATCGATACCGAACGTGTATGATCCTACTCCTGCACTAGCAGTCACAGGTTTAAATGGTGTTATAGTTGAATTTCTAACTAGTGTAGTAGTAGGTATAGATTGTGTCACTACCAATGCAACCGGAGGATCAACCGTTAAATCAAAAGTTTTAGAGCTATCTGTTAACGGCGGAATTGAATTGTCAGTCACTGTTATCGTATAAGTTGTTAATGTACTAGCAACAGTTGCAGCACCCAATATCTGCCCAGTCGTAGATAGATAAGTTAATCCACTTGGTAGAGCAGGACTGATTGAATAAATTAGGGCACCTTTTCCACCAGTTGCAGTCACTGGTGCAAAGGCCGGTACTGTATCTTTTTGTACTATAGTTTTACTACCGATAAACTGTGTAGTCACAATTGGCGGTACAACTTCAGAGGTCACTGTTATACTGAATTGCTTACTACTAGTCTGCGATGCAGCATCGGTCACAGTTATCGTATACGATGATGTTGCAACTACAACAGTTGGCGTACCACTTATCTTCCCATCAGAAGAACTTAAACTTAGTCCACTTGGTAAAGACGGTGACACTGAATAAGAAAATACTCCATACCCGCCTGCTCCAATCACAGGTATATATTCAGTTATACTGGAATTTTGTACGAATGTATTACTAGCAGAGATTATTACACTATCTAATAATGGGTATAATACTGCTAATGAAAACGTCTTTTCGCTATATTGTCCAAGAGATCCAGTCACTCTAACCACATAAGGCGTACTACTAGATATAGTAGTTGGTGTTCCAGAGATTGTACCATTAGTAGTATTAAATGATAATCCTGCTGGTAAGGTTGGAGTTATTGAATAAGTTAGCGTACCAGTTCCACCGTTAGCAGTCACTGGTATAAATGGTGTCGAAGGTGTTCTATATATTAGATTCTGATTGGCTATTATTAATACTGTGAGTACAGCAGGCGGAGCATCAACGGTTAATGTAAAAGTTTTAAACGATGATTGCGGTATTGTGTCTGTTGCTATGACTGTATATGTTGTTTTAAAACTAACAACAGAAGCAGCTCCGGTTATTGACCCAGTAGTGGTATTAAAAGTTAATCCAGTCGGTAATGCAGGATCGATATTGTAAGTTATAGTTCCATATCCGCCCGATGCAACGACTGGTGCAAAAGAAGTGATAGTTATATTTTGTGTTATAACTTTATCGGCAATTACTTGTGTAGTTAATAATTCACTAGCAACAATCGATAATGAGAAAGTTTTACTACTTGATTGAGAGGCCGAATCTATCGCAGTCACAGTATAGGTAGCAGCCGAACTTATGGTATTTGGTGTACCTGTTATCTGTCCTGTATAGATATTAAACACCAATCCGTTTGGCAGTGTTGGTGCTATACTATAAGTTATAGATACATAACCACCGGCTGCGGTCACTGGAGTTAACGGAGTCACTAATGTATTCTGAGATAATGATACTATTGGAATAGACTGTGTAGTAGTCAGTGCTGGAAGAGCATTAACGGTTAGCGTAAATGTATTACTAGCCGAAACTGGTGGTGTGTTTGAATCTATAATAGTGATAGTATAGGTAGTGATAGCACTATTAGTAGTCGGAGTACCTGTTATTTGGCCAGTCGCAGTATTAAAACTCATTCCGCTAGGTAATTGAGGAGTTATGTTATAATTTAATTGTCCTGTACCCCCACTCGCAGTCACTGGTGTAAATGCTGTAAAAGTTATATTTTGTGTTAATACTTTACTTGGTACTGCCTGTACGGTGTTTATAGGTTTAGCAACTACAACCAATTGGAATGTTTGGCTAGCACGTTGTGTTGGACTATTAGAATCCGCTATGCTAACGGTATAGAATGTATTAGCAGAAGGAACCGTTGGAGTACCTGTTATCTGTCCATTAAGCGTATTGAAGCTCAACCCTGCTGGTAAGGCCTTATCTATACTAAATGTTAAGGGACTGATACCGCCAGTTGCTGTGACTGGAGTAAATGCAGTTGCAGCAGTTCCTTGCGTTAGTGAATTAGTTGGCGATGCTTGGTTTGCGGTTAGTGCAACGATACTACTATTAACAGTTAATTTAAAATTAGCATTGGCAGTTGCTTTAGTAGCATCTGTAAATGTTATAGTAAAAGTAGTTTCAGTTATAGCAACAGTAGGAGTACCCGATATCTGTACTGAAATTAGATTTTGTAATACAACAACACCGTCGGATCTAGTGACCTGTGTCGTCTCTTTTTTTACAGTTAGCGACAATCCAGTAGGTAATCCGGGCGATATTGATACATCTAATCCGCTCGCAGTTGCAGCCCCACCGGTCGAAGATACTGGAATAAAAGTTGTCAACGCTTGATTCTGTGTCGCAACTGTTGAATTTATCAGTGTTGCAGTGACCATTGACGGGATCGTTAGAGGAACAGTGGGCCCACCTAACTTTGTTTGTTGCCAAGTATTACCTGCGATACTGGTCGCTAAAATCCAAGCATACGGCGCATTATCTACGTAATAGTCACCTAAAACGTATTGTTTATTGCTACTTGGCGGTTTTGCTGCGGGATTTGGATAATAGTATATAGTCACTTGTTATTTATCGTGCCTTTATTTTCAAAAATAAATCATCCTCTGACTGTTAGGTCAAGTAGTTGATTGTAGCCATAACCTGAATCTATCATAACAAATATACTAGAGCTTGTGTAATCATATAAGAAATCTCCTGGTTGTATGTCGTCTACTGTTATACCGTTGAATATAAAGTCATTAGCAGTAAACATCTTAGGAGCATGTGAACGTTGTATAGTTCCGTCACCGAACGTCAAGACGCCCTGAGATGGCTCAACTAGTGTAGGTGCTGCTGCTGTGGTTATAATAGTGATTATTATGTCTATAAGGTTAGCTATTCCGGCCTTGTCGTCTATAGTAGGTGTTTTCGTGACATCGATATATTGGGGATAATCCTGTTGATATACTATAGCTGGGGCAGCGTTATCTAGTACATTTGATACTAATGATTTAAAATAATTCATAATATCGATAGCTTCGACTGTTGCTATTCCTAGGTCTAGGGGATAAAACGTGGGATCGTAATATATTAATCCAGCATCAATTGATTTACTATTTCCACCATATATTAGATCAAATATAACAGCTTCAATCGCATTGTATATGTGTGTATTATATTTTGCTGCATCATATATCAGATTAGGGTATGTATTATTGATATAATAAGATATCTCAGTCTGTATAAATGTTCTATTATATCTCAGTAATTCTTTAGTATCAGATTCTGGTTTAGTATTTTCAGTTAATGTGATATTTTTAAAAGTCACATCGTTTTGTGTACCGACAGCTTGACCAATGCTTATAACAGGACTGCCAGTCGGTCCGGATATAGAGACACCGATTCCCGCTGTTAGATCACCAATGCCTCCAGGACCAGTTGGGCCAGTTGCTCCTGTACCTACATTTCCCGTTGGACCTTGTGGACCTTGTTCCCCTGTGGGACCTAAGAAGCTCGGAGTCGCATCGATCCAAGCACCGCCGTAATAAACATAAAGCGTACCGTTATTAGTATTGAACCAAACGGTACCTAGTGTTGGACCTGTTGGAGCAGTATCGGATACTATAACACCATTACCGCTACCTGTTCCAGCTGGACCAGTAGGACCAATCGCACCAGTAGGACCAGTTATACTTTCTCCAGTAGCACCTGTAGCTCCTGTGTCTCCAGTGGCACCTGTTTCGCCAGTGGCACCAGTAGCACCGGTATCCCCAGTGGCACCTGTAGGTCCAGCATCTCCAGTAGCACCGGTATCCCCAGTAGGACCAGTTATACTTTCGCCAGTGGCACCAGTGGGACCGATATCCCCAGTAGCTCCTGTAGGTCCAGTGGCACCAGTTGGGCCGTCTCTACCATCGTATCCAGTCGGACCAGTCGGTCCTTGTGGGCCCATTATATGACCGAGATCAAGCCATTGTGTTCCGTCCCATACATAGAGATGTTGATTGAACGTATATACTACAGCATCGTTTTGATTAGCATCGGGAGGTAAATCAGCAAGATCGTCAACGGATCCAATTATGTTAAAGTTAACATAATAATTATTTCCGCCCCCACCGCCGCCCATAGTGATAGGAATACCACCAGGTGTTCTTCCATCAGACAGATACATCTGTCCTGTCTCGACGTTGAAGAATATGTTGCCAATCTCGCCAACGAATCGAGTGATATCACTCTTAACGAGACCGGCTGAGACTTTACGGAACCATGCCATAGTGCTACCTTATTATAGCATATTTATCGATAGGGATTAAGCAGCGCCGACTAGGGGAATTTTTCTTGGACGACCGCGCTTCTTTTTAATGGGTTCAGCGAACGCACCATTGTCGTCTGTTATCTGATTAATAACTGTACTGGTCTTACCGCCCTGCTGTTTAGCAAGTTCAAGATCTTGTTGTAGAGGGCTAACAAAAACAGGCTCCGGAGGAAGTGTTCCACCGTTGCCAGCACTGATTACAGGCATACCACCACCCGCAGGTATAGTGATATTGATAGGAATACTAATAGTGACTCCTTGACCGCCAGCAGTTGCTACTGCTTTACGTCCTGCTTCTGTAATGAATTCTTTTGCTCTCATGATTTTATTTATCTTAACTCCGGGGCCCTATAATAGTATTACGACAGTTCTTTAATAGTAAACGCAAACCATACATCTAGTTTAGTAGCGTTATCAACCCGGCGCATACAGAGTGTTAGCATATTGCGACTGCTGCCACCGTGTAGACTGGCCGGGCCCTCATCACCTGAAGTATTTTTACCAATAATGACACCGTTGTGTCTTAGATATGTTCCTGCCGGAACTGTGAATGTATTTCCTTGATTAGATGAGTATTTGTCTTGATACACTCTATACTGGCTATGGACACCAAAAGTAGTCCAGGCTGGTATAGCAGCACCAGAAATAGTTAGAGGTCCTTCATACCATTCATATATGATAGTACTTTGGTTAGCATTGTTGTTGCCGATTTCATATTCCACAATCTTGATTATGTCTGCGGCATCAGCACTACCGTTTTGAAAACTGACCACAGGACGCATGGTGTCATCCATGGTCCAGCCACGGTTAGCATTTGCGGCATGATTATTAAAAGCATACAAGGTACCAGGATCTTCGTTGACTATTACATTAATAACATTAGTGGTGGATACTGATACTGTACCTGTAATAGATACAGGCCCAGTAATACCAACGGGACCAGTTATACCAACGGGACCAGTTATACCAACGGGACCAGTGACGCTAACCTGTTGTGTAGTTTGCCAAAATGTTCCAGTCACTGATACTGTACCTGTGATAGATACAGGACCAGTAATACCAACGGGACCAGTTATACTAACTGTTCCGGTCTCTGTTAGATATACTGGTATAGACTGTTCGGCACTATTATTAACTCTGATATTATCTAATATATTAACATCACCAGTTATGGTTATACTATCACTTCCGAGGTTAACACGTATATGCGGAAGTCCATCTCGATATTCCATCGCATGATGTAAATTGTTTAGATTACGATCGAATGTATCGTGTTGATAAGTCATTAGACACCTCTATCGTTGAGATAATCTATGAACCTCTTGTGTGTTATCTGCTTATCATTTACAGTGTTATCGAATTCTTGATTTTTATATTCTGGATAAGCACTGGGATCTTTTACACGTATATCATGTGGATGCTTTGGTCCATTTATACCACCGCCCGCATCAACAGTCACACTATCGATACTTGAATAATGCTCATCTGGTGCAGTGCTATATTTCCCACCCTGTGATACTAAGTCTATGATCTGTTTGAAATGATTCATATCTGCTGAGGGAGCAGTTGCGATTATTTCTGCTGTAGCGACAGGCTGTGGATCGTCGATGTTATCGATGAGATCCAATATGTTGCGTATGATGTCTGTTGCTCTCATGGTGTTGTTTTCCAAGGACGGTGTGGTTGTAATCCGCCTGTGTTGGCGTTATCGGTTATATCGTTTCCGCTATACTGTGTTGGCAGTAGTTCTATATCATAATTGTTGTATACTCGATAAAATACAGCACTTGTATTCGGACCAGGTCCAGTAGATGAAGTGACAACTGAGCCAGTATTAGTAATTGTAAAATTATTCGTTGAACTATCTTTTAAGAAATTAGTACCGTTGTCTGTGTTTAGTAATAATTCTGTACCAGGTATAGCAGTAAATGGGCTTTTCGATGGTGTAAAGTTTCCAGTATATACTGCTCTACCTTTTACAACTCTGAAGTTTGATATGTTGCCTATAAACAGAGCACCATTGGCGGCATCTGCACCGATGTTTAATGTACCGTTGCCTATTGTACCTGCTTGAGTATCTGTTGTCACACTGGCAATACCGTTAATATATACCTTAACTGTGCTTTCACTGCGTACTACCGCAATGTGAGTCCAAGTATTGATAGGAACAGTACTGGTATAGGTTGTTGAGCCAAAGCCGTATAAGTTACTGCTTACTGATGTTCCTGACAAAGCAAAAACATATCTATTAGCCGGATCTGGTCCTAAACAAAATAAACTGTGAGAACCTGTTACATTTGTAGGATAATACCAACCTTCAACTGTAAAGTTGCCAGTAAAGGTAAATGCCGCATTAGTTACTGACAAGTAATTGCTACCGCTAAACTGTGCGCTACCGAAATTTATAGTACCATCGGCGTATAATGAATACCCTTGACGTTTAGCCTGTGCTATATCGAGTTTAGCCTTTTGTCTCGCTTCTTTAGTTGACAGGGTTGATATACCGTTAGCACTCATCTTATTTTCCTGTCGGTACACAGTTGTCTACTGTCTTACTACCTTTTTTCTTAGTGCCCATACGCTTATACCCGTCCCAACAGGCCTTACCGTCGACACCTTTTTGCTTAGTGCCTTCGTTGGTCTTCTTATCTTTATCCACTACGTTCTGATAATCCTTAGCAGATTTCTTTAGACCCTGTAGTGCGTCTTGTGCTCGCTCGTCACCTTTGTTGAGATCTTTACCTGTTGACTTTTTAACAGCACCGGCCATCTTATCCCAAGCACTTTTACGTGCTTCTTTTACAGCCATCGGTCTTGACTTTGGTGTTTCACCTGGCCATGCTGCTGCCTTTGCCTTTGCTGGATCGTTTCCAACATACTGTAGTTGATATCCTTTAGCACGAGCATGATGTTGCTCATTGTTCCACTGTTTAGCGAGGAACGGATATATACCGAGATGATTTGGACCAATTACTTTAAAATCATAGATGCCATGATTGTCATCTCCTACCTGTACGATCCTGGGTTCTGCTAAAGAACGCTGCTCGTTCATACCAGGTTCACGCTCTCCTGTGCTGAGCATGTATTCTGTGACACCAACCATCATACCCTTGGCCTGTGCTACTTTATCCTGTACCCACTCTGGGAGATTCTGATCATCTCCTAGAGCACTGTTTAACTGCTTACAGGCTCTGACGATCGTATGGAGATTAGTTTTTACGCTATCACCTTCCATATCGTATTCACCAGGATCTAGATTCTCATCCATACCAACGGTTTTCTTATGTTTAGGATCCGTCTTCTTTTTCTTGTTAGGAATGATTTTCTGCTGATACTTGCGATTCGCTAGACTGGCAGCAGCAGGACTGCGAGTTTTTGGCGGTGTGGGCTTTTTAGCCTCAGTTAAAAGGTCAGTGATCTTCATAAAGATATTTATCTATATGACGATCTCGTGCCCGCTCTTCTTTCTTTATGCTGGTACGTATCTTCTTAGCCTTGGCTAAAACACGCCTTAATAAACTCTTTGTTAGTCCGTTTTGGAAATGTTCTTCACCGATATAGAATACCGCGAGACGCTTTGTCTCGATAGTGCGTAATGGTCTGAATAGGAGCATAATGCTACTCCTTGTATGTTAGTGTTTTTCGCGTCCTCGACGCATATTAGCCTGCCAATGCGCTAATTGTTTTTTTCGCGGACTAGCAGACTTACTGTGGGTGATTTTGTCTAACTGAGATAAAGATGCTTTTTTCGGAATACCCTGTCGATGACTGTCTCCTTTATCTTCGGGATGTCTCCCGTCTGCGAAGTTCTCTTCTAGAAATGCTAGATAAGATTCTTTTAGAATGATTAACTGCTCTAGTTCCTGGATGCTCTCGCAATTCCATTTACGTAGTGACTTATTGATACGACTGTTTGGATCATGTGCTGTCTTAGCACTGGTTCTGCTTTTCTTCATGCCCTTCATGCGGGCGCAGAAACTCTTGCGGCGTTTACTTGCCTTACTACCTTTTTTAAGTTTGCTTGGCTTAGTAGTGACTGCTGTCTGTAGTTTGCTACCAGGATGCTCCCTGCGATAACTTGCTACACCTTTTTTATTGAGTCCACCTTCGGGATTCTTACCAGCCTTGCGTTGCCATGCTGCTGATTCGTCTACTTCTTTTTCTACTTTAGCAAGTTTAGAATAATAGTGTAGATCCTCACCGAGATGATCTAGTGCTATCTCTTTAGCCACACTATGCTTATTAGTATGCTCCATCTCGACCTTGACGCCTTTTTTCAGTTCCATCTCGACTGCTAGGATGCTGGTCTTGTATTTCTCTGCTAGGTCTGCTACTGTTGGAGTTTCTTTATCCAGTAGTTTACCAGTTTCTTCGTTCAATCTATATTCCAAACGTCCACGATAGTCGGTTGGTTTCTTCACTGACTCTTTTACTGATTTTGCTTGTGGTTTAGATAGATCTGAGAATCTCATGATTGATTAGCGGCCCTGACCGCGATATGGCTTGAAGTTTGCTTTAGTCTGCTTGTTCATGCTACTGAACTTAATATTACCTATACCCTGGCTAGTACCTTTGTTAATAGCGATTCTTTTTTGTATAACTGTTTGTTTAGGTGCTTTAGCCACGGTAATCTCCTAATGGTTATTTTTTCTTCTTAGTAGGAGCTCTTTTAACTATACTCCCACCAGTTAATAAATTGTTGCCTTTAGCGGCGCTGGTTTTAACTTTTGTATTCGGATACATGGGGGTACCTATCGACACATTTGCCGAAGTAGTAGCCCCCATTGATGCCATTTCTATTAATTCTTTTATTTTCATAAAATTATTTATCTATTAACTCTTGCACTGTGCCTTCTTAGCATCGGCAGTCTTCTTTAGATCAACTGGCCATACTGCTGTAGCAGCCTTGGTCTTATCGTGTCCAGGTGGAACAGCGAAAGTGATACCAGTTAACTGCTCGATCTTAGCAACACTGACTAAGTTCTTTGGCAAGTCAATTTCCTGCTTCTCTAACTGTGCGAAAGTGAATGCCAATACTTCTTTAGTCGAATTATTGATCACGATCTTGTAGAGGAAGTCTGGAACGACTACACCAGTTCCGATAGTCTTACTCTTACCAACAGTATAGATGTTCCCAGCATATACAGTATAGTTTGTATTGTTGCCATAGGCCCAAGCACGTACATTGCTTTCTAGGCTCTTCCATATACCACGATTTAGATTTGGAAGCTGCGGGCTCATATTACTCATTAAGAATGATTCATATTCAACCTGAACATCCCAACTCATATCACCGTCTGGAGCAAGATGTCCTTGATCGTACCCTGTACCAGCATAATCTGCAGGTTTAGCACTTTTGGCACCTAGGATAGAATCTGCTACGAACGCATTGGTACGTTCTACACAGCCGATGGCATTTTTTGGAGTTAGTGTATAGGCTACCCAGACTGGAATCTTAGCAGCGTCGTCGTGTAGAACAGCATAAGCGGTGTGGCATAACACTGTTGTATTTGGCTTGTTAGTTGATGGAACACCGAACGGCAACTGTGCAGCACATTCGGAGATTGGTTTGTTGGGCTTCTGATCCCATGCGAAACTCATTCCTACAAAACTTAGGAATAGTCCTAGCGATAAAAGTATTTTTTTCATGTTAATCCCCTTTGGATGATTATATTTATGTGGGGATCAATTATCTACTACTATTACTTCTCTTTGGTAAAATGTTTCTTGAGTTCGTTTAAGGTATGATTAACGTGACCGTCTTCATGTTTAATACCGATGCCACCGGCTGCTTTCCAGGACTCGATATTTTTACCATAATCATCAATTAGGATATTTGGAGTACCGTCTGGTTGTGTAGCATGTGCTGCTTTGTTATGTGTGATAATAACTTCGCTCGGTGCGAACGCATGTAGATGTTTTTTAACCCACAATCTCTTTTGTGGCTCACTATTCTTATCACCAGTTAGTGGTGTACTGCAGATATTATAATGTCCAGCGTATTTTTTAATACCGCCTAGCAGTCTACTAGCATCGGACAGTGGAGGTAAGTCTATCCAGAATGTAGGATGAGCACGGATCAAGTCTAGTGCTTTTTCGATATGGCTGATATCTTTATAATGATTAACGCCGGACAGTTTGCTCCATTCTCCAAAGAAATCTGCTAGTACACCATCCATATCAACATAGACGATTGGTTTACCGTGTTCGTTTATATCGTTAACTTCGTATATAAACATCAACCAATCTCCTGATATTCGATCCATTCGTCGGGGGATACACCGTGTTTTTTAACGAATGCATCGTGAAGGTCTTTACCTGTTAGTTTCTTTTCTTTGCAGATTTTAGTCATCATAGTGTCAATTTCTTTGTAAGTGTGTTTACGTTTATTAGTTGCTAGTAGTGTGTTTTCTAACTCAGTCACAGCAGACTTTAACACCTTAGGGTCTATCTTGTCAATCCTGGGCAGTGGTTTATTTTCGGATAGAACACCAATCTCGAAAGCCTCTGGAAAGCGTTTATCGAAGTGTCTCATGATGACACCTGCACGTGAGTGTGCTTCGTTTTCGATTTCACTACCTGTATCGCCGCTGTCTGATTTAATACGTCCTTCTAAAGATTGTTTATAATGTACTAGTTCGTGTGCTAGTGTACGCATAACATCGATCGGATGGCGATTGTTTATCTCTACCTGTATCTCAGTAGTCTCGTTATTAAAACTACCGAAACTGTGAAATGCCTTATGATGCTCACCTTTAGTTAATAATTTAATAGGTGGTAGTTTATCTAAGTCAAGTTCCTTCTTGCAGATCTTTAACAATTCTTTTAGATAGTGTACAGTCTTCTTAGGGTCAAATCGCTGACCTGCTACTTCATCCATTCTCATCGTTTACGACCCCTAAAGCCAGAGGGCATCTGTCCCGTTAATCCTGGACGATCAAACCATAGAGCAAACCATTCATCTGTACCTGGTCTGATATTCTTTTCACGTTCTATCTTTTTCTTTTCAGTACCAGTCATTGATATATTACTACCACCGAGCGGACTTTTAATTCCCGGGCTGTTCTGTTGGATGCCTGCTAATCTTCTTAGTTCGTTGAGTTCATCCATTACATGCCTCCAACTAAGTCGCCAGCCTTAGCGGGCTTGTTAGCCTTGGGACCTTTATTGCGCCATTGTCCTGCTTTGCCTAGTTTGTTTTTCTTTGAACCAGTAAAGTTGCTAGCAGGCATAAATGCTTCCGCTACTGCCGGTTGTGGCGCTGCTGCTGGTGCTGCTGCTGGTGCTGCCGCGGGCTCTTGTATACCCAGTCCTTCGCGTGTAGCTTGATATAAACTCTTACCGTTAACTTGTATGTTGCTATTAACACCGGTGGCCTTTTGGAAACCTTGTTCATTACCTTCAGTGGCATACTTACGTGCTAGGCTTCCGCTGATACCTGATACGTTAGTTGTATCACCGTCGCGTTCACCACTGCTGACGAATTTCAATACGACGTGCTCACGACCATTTGCACCACGAGCATTGTCGGTTGTGCGTACTGGTCCACTGTTCCATCCGTTCAATAGTTTCTCGATACTACCGGCAGCCTTGCCTAATCGATCACTACCACCGATAAAAGTCATATGACGGAAGCCTTTATCATATAACCAGTTAGCAGCGTAGATAGGACCCTGTACATAATCAGTGACAATGTTCTTAGCAAACTGTGGATAAATCTTCTTGATAAATTCTGCTTTAGTAGCAGGATCTAGAGGATCATCTGGTGCCTTGTTGCTGTTGCTGAGGAAGATATAACTGTTAGTTCCACCAGTTGCTACAGTCTTTTCCATAACCAGTTTGTGGCCAATAGTTGGGGGATTCATACGACCGAAACAGAAAGCAGCCATGGGCATCTTGCTCTTAGCAGCCACTTCTTCATCTGGTACTCTGTGTTTAGCGAAGTTAGCCTTACTGAATCCTAATCTATCGATCAGTTTTAGTTTATCTTTACCTGCTCCGAATACATAACCTTCGTGTGCTGTATTTCCATCTGTTATAGCAACGACTTCGCTGCCCTGTAGTTGTGTATCTATCTGGCGCTTGATGTGTAGTTTAAGTTCAGTGACTGCGGCCCACATGCTCCATACACCTAATAGTCCCGGAGCACCACCATCTTGTTGATAAAGCCAGCCGTCTTGTTTAGTACCTAACATCTTAACAGCCATCGAATCTGTTAATCTATTCTTTAGGAATTCCATGAAGCGAGGCACGATATTGGTCTGTACATCATCTTCTTCTAACATACTTGTAATGAAAGGACCCATGGCAGTTAATACTGCTTTACCTTTTATCGCAGTCAAGTCAGTCATAAACTTTTCAACTGCTGACTTGTTCTGCTGTATGATAGTGTTAGTCTGTGCCAGTAGATCTTTATTAACAGATACCTTTGGCTTGTTCTTTATCTCACCTACTAAGAACGTGATACCACCGTTCTCTGGTAATCCTTTTAATCCTACTAATGGTTTATCAGCAGAACCTAGTCCGGAGATGATAGTGTGTACTGCTATACCGCCAACGCTCTTGCTGATCCGGTCACCTAATTCGCCTGCTATCTCTACACGATATTCTACTGTGTTTGGCTTGAACACGAAGAACCCATCCTTAGTTGGCGGAGTTCCGGTCCACATAAGATCGCCCATGAAGTATTGATCTTTAATACCTGGAACTATCTTTTCTAGCACAGGGCGTAATACTGCTTCGTGTTCCCAGAGGCTAGTACGATTAGCACCACGTCCTTCGTCGTAGGCTCTGATAGTCGTAAAGTCCATTTTACCATTAGCGACTTTTTCGTACATATGTTTATCCATAAACACTAGTGCGCCGCTCTTATCGCGTCCAAACACTACAGCAGGAAATCCATCCCATTTAATAGTGACTGTTTCAGTATTCTTACTCAATCCTGCTAGTTCTTTAGCCACACGTTCAGCACCAGCGGCACCGTCTTTGATGATAAGGTCTTCGGGGTGGTCTATGCCTTCCAGCACAACTGTTTTCTTAACTGGGGCGATCATTTCAAACAAGTTCATTGATTATTTACCTAGTCACTGCTTGAAGGGAACAAGTGTTTTGTCTTGGCCCATTTCTGTGGGTCTTTTTGTAGGGCATCTCTAATGCCGCTTATGCTAGATAGATCACGTGCTGTTGCTGAGGGACCTAGCAATATCTTAGCGATCGCTGCTTTATCGATAGCGACAACCTCACCATTATCTCTATTAACTAATCCCTTATCGGGGCTGTACTGTAGATTACCTTTTTCTTCACCCGTTTTAGCATCGATAAACGTAGTGCTGCTAGCGATCTTAGCCAGTGTTGGATATATGTCTGTAAACAACTGTCCGCCACGCATCCCAGGATCACGAGTAAAGTCATGTGTATGTAGTTCCCAAGCACTGCGTGGACGCACGATGAGATCCACTGAATGATGTTTACCACCTGCGGAATACTGTACAGTTAGCGTACCCGGATCTGTTGGAAATCCATTGTCTGTCATGTGATTCGCCAGTGCCCACTTGCTAGCACTCATCTGTAGTTTAGCGGTCTTAGCAGGATCGGCTAGAGCATTTGCCATAGCCTTTGGACCCATTGGCTTTTCTTGTGCTGCGTTATATTCTTCTACGTCTACTGGAAACTTTTCTAGTAGTTCCTGTGGATCGATCATTATATCGATATCGCCACTGTCATCGCGTCCACCGCCACCGTAATGATGACTTGGATCGAAACTGCCAGCACCACCAGCAGTCCATCCTGCTGTGATTCCTGCTTTTTTCAATACAGGATCCATAGCAGCCTTGGCTTTTAGGAAATCTTCTTTATTAACACGTGAGACTTCAACACCCTGTTTAGCAAGGCGTTTACCACTCTCAGTCTTGATCGTACGATCGAATAATTCACACAATAGCATGAGCGTATTTATCAATCAAGGTGTACTGTGTAATACTGACCTCTGTAGTTGCCACGATAGGGGATCGTTTCATCTGCCCTAACTAGGAAGATTTCATGTTGCGTTCCGGTTGGGCGCACTGTAAGACGCATCTTATCTCTGCTAAGGATGTCAGCAGGGACCGATTGCCCAGTTTCTGGATGTACCAATTGGCACTTTGTTTTCTGTGGTGTAGGTCTTTTCATATCACTGCTCCAACTTATACTAGATTATAGCATCAAGTTATAGAAGTGTCAACCTCGACAGGCTTAACCTTACCCCATTCTATCCAATTAAACAATCGTTCTAATAGATAATATGCGATAGCATTAGTGATGAATTTTAAACTCGCCAATAAGATGGCCATGGCATCAGAATCTGCTACGAAAGTTCTCGCCAATAAGATCAATATTATCCAAGCAGTGATACGATAGATTATGGCTTTGGTTATGCTGCGCCAATTGGTATCCTTACCTTGATTGTTGCGGTGCCAATTGATAAAAAGCCATAGTCTGTCATAAAGGTAGTAGTGTATCGCACCGCTGATTAATGCGATTAATCCAAAACTGATCGCCTGTAACAGGGTCCCACCAATCAACAACGCTAACAATACTGCGTTAACTGTGCTGAATATTCTATAGACTGCTGCTTTAGTTAATGTGCGAAGATGCGTTTCTGTGACTGTTACTGTACTAAACATATAGTTTCCTCATATTTGCCGTTTCGTGTTGGTATAGCATCGGGAAATTCTGTTACTGTAACCTGAGGATTAAACAGTAAGAATTTAGGGACCAATGCCTTTATCTGCTCTCGTTGCTCTTCAGTTAGTGGGGTGTCTACTACTAGTCTATACTCCACATGATCTATGCTGTGTTGGACCATCTGCCATTGTCTTACAGGTGCTATCTTAGGAATATCATACATCCCTGCCCTCGGCCAGAAACGTGTACCATCTGGTCGTATGAATAAGTTACGTTCTCTGCCTATTATTTTGTGTAGTGTCGGTAATGTTCTTCCACAGGTACAAGCGGACCCCTGTTCGGCATAATCACCGATATCGTAACGTATCACAGGACTGGCAAAGTTTTGTAGATCAGTTAGCACCACACGTCCAACTTCACCCGGAGCACATTCATTTCCATTCTCATCTATTATTTCTACGATCACTGTTTCTGACATGATGTGGAATTTGTGTTGTTCGGGGCATTGTATAGCGATACAGCCTGTTTCGCTGCTGCTATAATTGTCTTCTACTTCTAATCCTGTTAGTGCTTTTAGCCTCTTGCGTAGTTCATCGTGGCAATTATCACCAATGTTCCGTATGTGTTTGAGATCTAAATCGTAGCCTGTTCTTTCCCAGGATGTCGCAAGTCCCTGTAGCACACCACCGTGTGCCATCAATATATCGGGTTGGAATTCTCTTAATTTCGCTAGATGGAATTCGATAGTTTCACCTACGTTTGCCGCCATTCCTTTGCCAGTCTTGTAGAACCTACCAATGGGATCTCCCCAATTATCTATGATAGCATATCCATCGAGCGTGGCACGTATAGATGCCATCTTGTATTCCCACTTCCTACCGTTCCATTCATGATCTCTGAACACATGTGCTGCCCAGAACAGTTGATTGATATCGGTTCGATTGAATGTAATTGGTTGTCCTGTGCTACCACTAGTAGACACACTACCGATGGGTTTATGACTTTCTGGTATTTCTTCGCACATAAATTTACTACCAGCCGATTGTATATCGTGTTTCTTTATGGGATTTAATTTCTTTAGATCGGTTAAAGAGAAGATATCTTGGATTTTTAGATTCTGTGCCGTTAGTCTATTTTGGAAATGCGGAGTCTTGTTGCTGTGATGTGTTAATAGATACTTTAGTTGTAGTTCCTGACCTTCCTGTAATAGATCCAACGGCAAGCGTTCGGTTTTTCTCATCTCTGCGACTAACGCCATTATAGTCGCATGTCTACCGATAAGCACGGGGGGAAATACTAACCCAGATATATTACTGATCATCTCATCTTCCTAAAGGTTAATATAGGAAAGTATTCGCAGAGTTCGTAATCACTGGTCTCATCGAACCCTACTTCTACAGCATAATCGGGTATTATGGCCTTCCATTGGTCTCGAGTAGGATAACTGGTTAGCATCTTGCCATTCTTATAACTATCGAAACTGCGATTGATGCTGTCTAGTTCCCAACCTGTTTCACTTGCCAATGCTTCACGATCTGGAAACAGTTCATTAAACACATCTAGTTTGCGTTGGCTAGGAACGTTTACGCCGTAAGTTCCTGCGATGTACATATTGAGATAACAACGCCAAGCATCTAAACACATTGTTCGTGTAGCGGTAATAACATTACCCTTAGTAGGAGTATGGTTAGGACGAGTAAAAACTCTAAATGCTGCTACCCCACCGGGTTCTAGCCAATCTAAACAGCGTCTTAGTAGCAGGTTAGTTTCCTCGTGGAATCGTACCATATTGAGACTACCGTCACCTACGATAGCACTGTAGTGATTAGCATATAGATCTACATCAAACCAATCACTTCGTGTTACTTGCTTATGATCAGTATCGCCAGGCCAGAAACTGTCTATCATAGACTGTTCTCTATCTACAGCATGTATGATTGGAAACGCTGTGTGTAGTTCAGGTGTAACTCCTAATAGCAGTATACGCTCTGTTTTATCGCCGATCAGTTCTTGTTGTTTGCTAATGCTACCCTCATGCGGACGCATGGGTGCTGTTATTTTAGACCAATGTTTAGTACGTTCCGCCCAATGTGAATCTGTCACTCGTCACCTATGTTGTAATAGACATATTTAACTGCTGTGATTTTATGATCAAGGATTTGTGATTGCTGTTATGATCCAGAAGTCGCTGCTCATGCTGGTATTCTGTATCACTTGGTATGGCATGTAGAAGTAGCCGTTATCTCCCCAGCCAGTTCCCCAACTGTTACGAGCGATAAAACGATTAGTATTATCGTTATATCCAACCAGTGCTACAGCATGTCCGCCTAATAACTGTTCTGTAGCAGTATTAGGATAGGGCATCATGCCGGTATTGTTTGTGATAGGATATTCAAAACTCTCGTAAACGTCGAAACCTACCACTACTGGATAGCCCTGTGCTAGTGCTGTCTTGACTGCTGCGAAGTTAGCACATCGTTGATAAGCAGTTGCTTTTCTTTTTAGGGCATCGTTGTATGCTGCTGTGCTTGGTTTAGTCTTAAAGCGTGTTATTACATAGGGCCATAAGTTTTCTAGAGGAGCACCTTTTTTATTAACCACTTTAATACCATCTCTGATATAAGCACCACTGTCGTCGTTAACAGTACCTTCCATCAGTCTTTCTTCATAGTATATGAATAAACGGCTAACGTCAAGTGGTTTTCCTTTTTTACGATCTAAGAGTTCGACTATACCAGCGATAGCATTACCAGTACAAGATCCAAGTTGTCCTTGGTCTTCGATCGGGCTACAGAAAGATCTCATGTCCACTGTCTTTGGCAGTGTAACTGGCGGAGCAGCGTAAATATGATCTCTGCTATCTGGTTTATCTCTGAGCCAATGATATCTGGGAATATTTAATCTTGTAGGTCTTGGCATCAGTTATTCTCCTGTAATTGTATAAACATAGTTTATTATGCCGGGAAATCAGTACTTAGAGAAATACCTTGATTGGTAATAGTATGAGCCTTAGCATCAACTGTTGGATTAAATTTACTTAAGAACAGTTTAGTATCTGCTTCAACATTGTAAGTGGTTGTAGCAGTAAATGATCCTGTATACTTGGCCGCGTTGCTGATTCTAACCATAGCCATCTTGCCATTAAACGGTGCGTTGTTTACTGGGCCAAGCCGACCTATATATAATGGATTTGTTGAGTCAGTGTAACTTGCCGATCCAAATGTTCCCTCGACCTTACTTTGTTCACTACCGTTGTACCATACTTTCTGTGTACCTGAGTTATTAACAATGGCCACGTGTGTCCACACATTGGGAGTTGGTTCTGTGTACCTTACATCGTCATTACCATTAGAACCTGATAAGAACACTAGTTTTCCAGCACTCAATGCTACAACTATACAATTGGCTTCACTCCAACCACCCTGATTCAACAATCCCCATATGCCACTAGATGGAGCCGCACCGGAAGCATCTGATGCTGTAGGAGCCTTGATCCAAAACTCTATAGTCCACGTTGTTCCTAAGTTCCAATCCGAACTAGCCTGAACAATTAGTCCTAGGTTAGATGTTTGAGAAAACTGTAGACTTTGAATACTTGGGAAGTCTGCGCTGGTACTAACTGCTCCTTGAACTGAAATAGGATGAGTACCGGTACTGTCAGTTAACGGATTATAACCTAACATCAATTTAGTATCTGCCTCAACTCCATAGGACGCCGACGGGTCAAAGTTTGCTAGATATTTGGCTATGTTGCTGATTCTAATCATAGCCAGTTTGCCCCTGAACCCTTGGCTGTTTACTCCTGCTCTACGACCAATGTTTAGATCTGCTGAGCCGTCAGTTAAATTGCTCTCTGCACTAAATGATGTTCGATTTATTCCGTTATAGTACAAAGTAATGTTGCTACTGCCGGATTCACGCACAAACGCCACATGAGTCCATATTGCCGGAGTAGGTTCGGCGAATGATGGCTGGGTGTTATTAAACAATAAATTGCCGTAACAATAGCCTAGATCAATTTGGCCACCAGCATAACCTTGCGACATTACAGTTCGTATGTTGCTAGTACTGGCATTGGTTTCCTTGCTCCAGAACTCAATAGTATATGTTGATCCTAAGTTCCAATCACTTTGAGTATTAGATACTAGTAAATAAGGATCGCCTGTTAGTGGGAAACTTAGACTCAGTGGTGGAAGATATTTTCCTTTTGTACTAGTGTAGTTTGATCCAATAAGTGTAGTGTCGATAACTAAATCGGCAAATTTACCTTGATATCTAGCACTGGATCCCATATTCGTACTTTCAACAAGTCCAATGCCCCAGTATGAGTAACCTGTATCGCTGATTGTCTTGGTGATACTACCTTGTGTCACTGCTGTTTCATTGTTTAGACTCATGCTAAACGTGCTAGTTACGTTGTCAAAATAGAAGTAGACGTGATTCCAAGCATTTAAGGTCACGGTTCCTGTGGATGTAACAGCACCGCTCTGCCCCCACGTTCTGCCTTTTAGATAGTTAGAACTGTTGATCTCTAACATAGAATAATGAAACCCGCTATTTTCGAGGGTCTGTCCTAGTTCGACCATTATGACTTTATCGTTGGCTGTGGGATAGAACCACAGGTTAAAACAGATAGTTGCTGTGGTACCCCACGCTTCTGATAGAACATACTGTGTGCCAGTAAGAGTATGTAGTGATCCGCTGGTTTCATCTGGATATGTGTATGCTCCGTAGGTAGGTGATGTGGCATTGGTTGTAGCCCAAGGCCGTGTTTGGGCGTTGATTATCAACGAACCACCTATGGCAAAACTAGTGTCATTGATAGTAACTGAACTGCTGGTTGCTAGTATAGTGCCACTGATGCTAACTGAACGCAGGGCAACGGTAAATGTCTCTACTCCTTCAGTAGTAGCGTCAGCAGTGGGAGTTACTCCAAATACTCCTAGAGTTGAGCCCGACGTGCCTGTAACGTTAACTGTTCCACTTGTTGTGGTAAAATCGCCTGCGTTGGTTTCTATAGTCCAGTAATAGGTACCATCTGGAATATTAGTTCCGCCTACTAAAAAGTTCAAACCGCTACCTTCATTGACACTTTCAGGACCACCGCTGAAAAACGGTGTCAGTGTATAAGTTGGCATCGCGGTGCCCTGTATCGATCCTATAACCGCTGCTAGTATGCTCATATTATGGACTCCACCATCCTGTTGTGATACCTGGTCCCGCTATCATCCAACGACTGTTTGCTATCTTAACCAGTGTAACCATTGAATAAGATGGAATATTCCAACTGGCAGCATTTACACCGTCGAATCCGGAACCGTAGATATCGTCATCGTTGTCCCATGAATATACTCCAGTATCGTTGCCTGCTGTTATGATAGTAAAAGCAAATCCCACGGGTATCTCAAGTCGATTACTGTCCGGGATAATAACACCGGCATTTTGCCATAACATGTAGAGATGTTTACCGTTATCTTCTAGGCGCAACCAATAATCATAGCCGTTAGTACCGTCAGTGTTAACCTGACTCATCTTAACCTGCGGTAATCCCTGACCGGTAGTAGTCTGTTCAGTCCCATCCTCGAACACGATCTTGTTTACACCACGTATGTCACCACCACCTGGTTCGTATATGGTCTGTACTTCGTGTGGTCTGTAACCATATATTGTAACGTTTCTCCAAGCATTGCCGTCGACGTATGGTTCGCTATTAAACACATGTGATCTAGATTTTAGTGTGATCGGAGTGACCAGTTTCGCTCCGGGTCCGCCACCATTTCCGTTATCGTTTTCAGCGTATCGATAATGATCTACTTCAACCACTTCGTAGAAGAAGTCGCCGTAACTGCCTATACCGGTCCCATCGATCGGTAAGTCTATTATTATACCTTGATCGGCATTACCACCCGGATTGCTTGAATATCCTCCGATACTAAATCTATCTCCTTTGATAGATAGTTTATCGCTGATATTATCATTATAGCATGTACTTATTCCTTTGTTACTCCATAGTAATCTGCTAAACAATAGATTACCGTCTATGTCGAACTTGAAGATGTACATGTTATCATTATTATTGCGATAATTATTATTCAAGTCAATACTATTCTTGCCTCGACCTGCTACTATTATATCATTATTATCTGTAATTCCGATAGACCAAATGTTAGTTGAAGAACCCATAATAATATAAGTCTGCCATATAAACTCACCACTTGGGCTTAGTTTAGTAACGTATAGATTTTCTCTATTACCATTACACATCGCTGAGTAGATGTTGTCGTCGCTATCAGTATCGACTGACCATACGGTGCTGGCACCTTCGCTGCCGTCGATGCTAACAGTCCATAAGTTTACACCAGCATTGTTATGTTTGCTGATAAAACCAGTCTGGTCGTCGTTGTGTAAATATGTAGTACCAGCATTTAATCCAGTATCTGAGGAATAACCACTGATTATGACATTGTCGTTGCTATCGATCGTCATACCATATACGGTGTCATAACTATTAGTTACACCAGCGCCGAACGATAAATCCCAGTTTGGTGTCCAGATAAATCCGTCGTTGTTCAGTTCGTGGTAAACGTTATAAGTACCAACCTGTGTATAGTCAGTGCTACTATTCTCGTGTAATTTGATTCTTACACCCTGTGCTGTACCGCTGACTGTAAATGTGCTGACTTGTCCATTACCAACTCCGATATTGTTAATAGTAGCAACAGTTATAGTCAAGTCGTGTGTAACGGCAGTTCCGCCTAGATCGCTACCTAATATTTTGAATGTATCACCTGCTCCGTAGTATGTACCGTTTGAAGTCTTATTGAAAGTATAAGTGTTAGTAGTTGGATCTATCTTGACCCAACCATCCAATCCAGTACCTGCCAATGCTACGCTTGATACGTTAGTAGGTGTGCTATCGGCTACTGGTGTGATTACTGAGTAACTACCGTTTAATGCTGTGATAGCACCCGCAAGACCGATCGTATTGACATACACATATACATCGTTATCTGTACTGCTACCACTGATATTAGCATATGGAATCTTGATACGTTGCCCTGCTTTATATCCTGTGCCTGCTTGATTGATCGCTACGTTAGTTAGACCACTGCTGAATGTTAGATTGAATGTAGCACCAGAACCTAATGTACCTGTATAAGTTACACCAGTAGCAAGTGATTCAGCATACCCGTAGCGGTTAACCTGTGTAATCGCCGAACTACCAATATACCAAGTACCGTCTTCGCTTGGATATTCAAGACTGTACGTAGAATCATTTCTGTCAAACTTGTTTTTTAATATGACTAGTGTACCGTCATCGTTGCTACCAGTAAGCCCAGCAGCACCTACGGTCACATTGGCGAACTTATCTGATGCGCTACTGATATAACCAGCGACTACTGGAGTACCATTACTCATCAATCTAACTATAGTAGGATACATATCATTGTCATTAACATCTGGCGTAATATGTGTGAGATCTTCTTTCATGCTGCCGGTATCGGCATCCATATACGCTAATATAAATCCTTCGTGGCCGGCACCATCTCTGGATACTGAAATTACAGTGTTGTTTGTTTGATCGTATACGATTGAAAACGCCTCGGTATCGTTATTGATAGCGAGCCCTGCTTGCCATAATAACTTACCTTCGCTATCAGTCTTGAATACCGTAGCATGATTACCCTCATGACCGTCGTAACCAAAATAACTGTACTGACCACCTGCGGCAAATGTATTGCCTTTTTCATCACGTTCGGTAGCATACAACCATACGTCGTCGTTGGTATTGCCACCTTCGGACCCGTCGAATCCACCGATAGCAGTGATATAGCCTTTCTTAGCACGGGATATTTCTAACGTACCATTCTCTGGTAGCATTAGAGTAGAACCTTCTAGTGTCATAGTCTTAACACGGCTACGACTTACATAACTCAATGCTGTAGTATCAGTATTGAGTGTGAAGGACACGTCACCGTTAGTAACGTCAATATCTGCTGTGTTTTCTGTTAAGTCGTTGAGATAATAATTATCAATATCTACGACCAGTGCTATGTCTACTAGATACGGAAACGCTTCATAACTAGTGAAATGCCATCCGTCTACGTTGAATTCTGTACCATCACGATTGACCTGTGCTATGATCGGATAATCGTATCCAGTTGTCGATAATAGGGAACCGTACACAGTATTCATAAGTTGTACGCCACCGATCAACACATAGTCCCCTCGAACCGCAATGCTCTGGCCAAATAACCCATGAATCGTTTCACCGAACACATTGTTATTGTTGTTATTTTGTGCTATTACAGTATTTCCTTGTTCACGACCGAGGTTTCTCGACCATAATCTGCTGCCTGTAGTATTGAATTTAGTGACGTTGATCGTCCATCGGGCATACGAACCTGCTTCTGGGTTTACCTGTTTAAAGTCTGTGAGGATAGTGTGGACATAGACATTGTTTTCGTCGTCGCATATCAGACTGGCTGAACCATTCAGGAAGAATGGGTAATTAAGTACCTTCCCCCATAGGATCTTACCATCGGTCCCATTTACCTTATGTACACCGGCAACTAGCCAATCGGTACAATAAATCCCAGTCAGATTGAAGTAGAAATCGTCGTTGCTGTCTACGCACATATCTGCGCTCATAAATTCGCCTTCTATCCAAGAATTGGTATCATCAGAAGTCGCAGCGATGATTTTAGTCTGCCACAGGATCGAACCGTCGGCACCGGATAGTTTAAACACAGGCAGATATGCTTCTTCACCGCCATAGGTCATTCCAACGATACCGATGTTGCCTTGGCTATCTACTGCCAATCCAGAGGCTGCGTCGTACATAGTTTCTTGATCATATTGCTTCTGCCATATCGGATTACCGCTAGCACCGCTAAACTTACCGACCCAGAAGTCGTATTGTGAGCCAGTTGCTGTATTACCTGCTATGATGATATCGTTGCTTGTTGGATCGATGTCTACGCAGATAGCCACATCGTCGCTGGTTGGATCTGTATCAGCGAGATATTTCTGCCATATGATGGTGCCATCTTCACCGCTTACTTTTACCAATAGTGTATCGGCACTGCTGGGATCAAATTCACCCATAACGAACACTACGTCGTCGTTCTTATCTACAGCCATAGCAAACCCGAAAGCATAATATTCATAGTAGTAGTTGTGGAACAACACCTGACCGTTCGGATCGGTCTTAATCAAGAACATGCCAGGAGCACCACCTACAGTATCATATACACCTGTAGCGAAAACATTACCTTCGCTGTCGTAGGCTACTGAAGTTATATAACCATCAGATGGATTATCAACCCCTCCGTTGTTAGTATGTACAGTCATAACCCAATTGGTCTGATCGCCCATACCTGAACTGATGCTAACTGATCCATTACCGTGTATATCGGAACCTGTAACCTTGAGATCGCCAGTGACAGCATATTTCAAGTCTTTCCATCTAGTGACACCGTCACCGAGTTTCATAGCGCGAGTATCTGTTTCAAAACCCGTTTCGCCCTGTGCGAGGATTGGATTTGAAGTATTCCAATTCGCTGCTGTATCTCTTCTTAGTTTGATTCTAGTCGCCATTATGTTGCTCCGATAACGTTGTTGATGCCACCATCTAGGGTATTGTCTGAATATGAATTATAGGTTGACGAAGCATATGCTCCATCGTAAACTGGATCTGCTTTACCTGTTAGTATAGCATATGTGCCATTCCAACGATCGCCCATCCATATATAAGTGACACCGTTATGTGCTACGAATTCATCACCAGTATGTGGGTTGGTTGGAAATGTTATTGCTGTCATGCTCTTATTTATTCACCTTATACTGTTAGCCAAGTGCTGGCCACACCACCATCTATCTCATAAATCGCTGTGCGTCCGTCTACTTCTAACCCTTGGTTAGTTAGACTAAGTGCTTTTCCACCCATATAGATCGTATGTGAATCAACATAGAGATGTTTCCACTGCTTAGTAGGACTTCCTAAATTATAAGTTAAATCTTCATCGGGCACTAAATCGCCGCCAATCTTAACAGCAGATTCGACATAGTCTGTGCTACTGATAGTCTGTCCTTCGATCACTAGTCCGTCTAGATATGCGCTGACAGGTGCTACTACTGGGGGATTAGCATCAACCCATTGGTGATTGTATCTGATATAAGCACGACCGTCTTCTGTGTTGAACCATAGTAGTCCATTGTGATCATGTGAGGGTGCTGTATCTGTAGTTGGCACATAGACTAGACTATTACCTTCGAGATCGATAATGTCACCGGGAGGTAACTCTGTCGTTCCCCCGCTGCCAAGGCCTTGGGTAAATCGCTCAGTGAATAAGTTGCCGTCAGTATTAACACCCCAGGTACCGAAAGTTGCGCTAGTAGCACCATCGGTGTTGGCTACAATAACACTAAGATATACGCCCTCTTGATCGACCCCAGCGGCATTTCCGATAGTATCACCGGCATTTAAATTATCAAAACTTGGAGAATCGAGATCAAATATAGCGGGATTAACCCACGCTATATCAGTATACAGGTCACTCTCGATTGAAACGCTGCTACTAGGTTGTGAACGTATGGTTCCATATTCTGGCAGTGTTAAGATACCATCAGTGCCAAAGTTCCAGACATTAGTAGTTCCATGGTAAAAATAATCGCCTGTCACTATGCCTACATCACCGGCACCAACATACAAGGGATTATTAGCAGTTACAGCGGCAATCTTTGTAGGTTCAGTGATACTGTCGACCCATCCTATGCTACTGCCAACCTCATAGCCGTCGCCAACTCCGCTTGCTAACATTGAGATATTTTTCCCAGCGGCGGCCATTATTGCAGGGGCGCCATACGTGTCGCTGCCAATAGTTAAATCACCGTTAGGGAATGTTAGATTACCATCTGTGCCAAAGGTCCAACCGTGAAGATCAGAACCACTGTATGTATAGATTGCAATATCTTTATCAACAGCACCGTCTATAATAAATCCTCCCGGATCACTATAACCAAGTAGAGTACCTTGCGGGAATGTTATATTACCATCTGTATCGATTATGAGACTTTTATCACCAGCAGTTATTCTATCGTTTAATGTGTTTACACTGTTCTCACCGATCCATTTAACACCGTCATAGTAATAAGTAACACCGTTTGGTGCTACATAGATATTACCTACTGCTGCCGGATCATCTGGAAAATCTAAAATAACACTCATTAATCGCTCCTTGAATCAATGATTCAATAATATCCTGTTTACAGTTCCGTGTGTCCAATCTTCCAACACGATGCGAACCCAGGTAAAATTACCTGCGAAGTTGTACATTCTGGCACTGGTCGTGAATGTAGTATACGCTATCTGCTTGATAACGGACGGATTGTTTGAAACTAATCCCGTAGTATCGATACTGAAATTGTTCTCACCTAATAGATTAACATCGAACCAGTCCAATGACTGTGGATTGGTGGCTAATGTGCCCTGTATCCGTATCGTACCAACGAATGTGGTTAATTCGATTTCTATCGTATGTGCTGCGTGGCCGAACCCATAGTATCCGGCGCCCTTTGCTTTATCGCCTGTTAGCGATGTAGCAGTACTATCATTTGGATGTGAAGTAGAATTTAATAATATTTCGCTATTTGCTGCCATGATTTCAATGTCCTATCGTATTTATTACAATAGGACATCTAATGGATCAGCGTTTTTTCTTTTTAGTGGCAGTTTTAATACGATAAGCCTGTGCGAAACGTGGGAGGTCCATGCCCTCGATAGCAGTTAGTTCTTCAAACTTAGTGATACGTGGCTTACGATCAGAGAAATGGATCTTAACACCATTGGCATTGGCACTCATAACAGTGCCTTCTAGTTCAACAGTCATGATAGCATGTCCGAATCCTTTGGTTGGAATACGTGCGCTGACTGTGACTCCGGGGATTAATAGTTTATGTTCTACTAATTGACGTCCTAGTTCTACTATTTCATTGCTCATCTGCTGTGCTTGCCTCCTGTATTTCAGCATGGGTAACGATCTTGATAACTTCTCTGATGATAGGTTGCGCTATCATCTGTAGCATTAGTAGGTCTTTGCTTTCTTTAGCGTAGATATAAGTCTGCCAGAGGTATTTAGAATTCCGTTCTAAATCTGGAACGATCCTTTTTAAGTTAGCATAGCGTTCTGGATTGTTTTTCAACAGTCTTACTAAGTTAGTCTTGCTAGAATCGGTTAACAGTGACAGCCGTTCTCGCAACATAACCTTATAACGGCAATCATGTATGAGATGATCCTTGATCATGATCTTGTAATTGAGCAGGCTATCTAATGCTTCATCACTAGCAGGCTCGTGGAACTCTACAACATCAGGACCGAACTCGTTTTGTATATTAGTTAGTGTGTTACGATCCGTAAAGAATAGGCTTAGTGTACGACCTTCGCAACGGAAACGTAATTTATTCTTGTCATATTTTTCTAAGAACCGTAATGCCTTACGTAGTTCCTTTGGATAGGCCATGATCGTATCGTGGAATAGCATCCTATCTTTAACCCAGTCGCCGCCTGCTTCGACTTTGTCTAGAGCAGCGTGGCTGATATAGCGAACATAACCAGCCCATGGTGCTTGTACTATTGCCTTATACGGAAACTTCTTCCAGAACAGGCTTGATGTTTTCACCGTTATCATTCTTAGCTTCCCTATAGTTAAGTATAACATCGTTGTTAAATGCGTCAACCTCTACCTGTCCACCCGTCCTTAGTAGACCAAACAGCAATTCGCGACTCATTGGTTTCTTGATCTCAGTGTCAATAATCCTCGACAGTGGCCTTGCTCCCATCATAGGATCGAAGCCCCTGTCTATTAATAGATCGCGACCTTCCTCAGTAACTGTTACTATTACATTCTTGTCAATAACTAGTAAATTAAGTTCTGCGACGAATTTATCTACGATCAATTCCATACTCTTTTTACCAAGTTTATCAAACTTAATAATTCCGTCGAGCCTATTACGGAACTCTGGAGCAAAGAAATTCTTGAGTGCTTCTTCGCCGTCGTTATATCGATCCTCGGTACTAAATCCAATAGTAGCACGTTCGCTATCCTTGGCACCTAGGTTACTGGTCATAATCAATACTACGTTACGACAATCGGCTACTTTACCATTTGATCCAGTAACTTGGCCATTATCCATTAACTGTAGCAATACGTTGCTGACATCCGGGTGTGCCTTTTCAATTTCGTCAAGCAATAGCACACAGTTCGGAAACTCTTGGATCTTTGTAATAAGCTGACCAGCATTATCTTCAAAGCCGACATATCCAGGAGGTGCTCCAATCAATTTAGCGACTGCGTGTTTTTCTTGATACTCGCTCATGTCAAAACGTACTAGGTTAACTGCTAGATTCTCTGCTAACTGTTTAGCAGTCTCAGTCTTACCACAGCCAGTAGGCCCAACGAATAAGAAACTACCGATCGGCTTAGTAGGTGATTTTAATCCTGCACGAGCGATAAAGATCTTATCTAAGATATCGTCGATGGCCTTTTCTTGACCAAACACTTTAGATTTCATATTATTTTCTAAGTTAGCTAATCCAGCACTTTCAGTTTCTGCGACAGCTTCCACTGGAAGTTTAATCATTTTACCTAGTTCAAATTCGATATTGCTTTTACGAACGATACGTTCTGCCTCGGCATCTAATTTAAAGCGTGAGCAAGCTAGGTCGATAAGATCAATCGCTTTATCTGGTAATTTTTTATCAGTCTGATAACGTACACTCAATTTAACGCTAGCTTCGATCGCTTCTTCTGTGATTTCTGCTTCGTGGAACTTTTCATAATATTTCTTAATTCCACGCAGGATATCCATAGTGACCTCAATACTCGGTTCATCGACAGTGACACGCTGGAATCGACGCATCAGTGCGCGATCCTTTTCAAAGTGCTTACGATATTCCTCCCAGGTAGTTGATGCGATAACTTTAATGCTGCCTTTGCTCAGTGCAGGCTTTAGCATATTAGCCATATCGTTAGGATTGTTATTGCTCGATCCTGCACCATTCATCATATGTGCTTCGTCGATAAAGATAATAGCCTTGCCTTTTTTCTCAATAGCTTTGATAACCGCTTTAAGACGTTCTTCAAATTCACCACGATACTTAGAACCTGCTAACAATGCACCAATATCGAGATTATAAAGTGTATGATCCTTTAAGAATTCCGGTACATTACCATGTACTATATTGAACGCAAGTCCTTCTGCAATAGCAGTCTTACCAACTCCGGGATCGCCTACCATTATCACGTTAGCTTTATTACGACGTCCGAGTGCTAATACGATGCTTTCTATCTCAGTTTCACGACCAATAACTGGATCGATCTTTTCTTTTTCTACTGCTTGATTTAGATTAGTAGTAAATTGCGCTAATAGTTTATCAAATTGGCTATTACCGGAAAATGTTTCTTCGTCTATCTGTATAGTTTCATCGTTAATATATTCGGATAGTTTTTCTTTAGTAAATCCTGCTTTATTGAGGTAATAGACTGCATAACTTTTCTTTTCACTCATTATGCTCACTAGCAAATCCATAATTTCAATCTTATTTTTTCCTTTAAATAAGACCTGTGTAAATGCTCTATTCAGTGAACGTTCTACTGATGTGGTTTTTTTAGCCTTTACCCTACGAGTTGATTTAATATCGTTGAGTTTATGCATTATATAATGTTCTACATTAGTTCTAACGAAATCAGTTTCTCCAGAAAAGTCTTCGATAAACAGTAGGAACGGTTCGAAAGTAAAAAGTGCTAGAACTACGTGCTCTAATGTCAAGTATTCGTGGTTATGTGTTCCTGCGATGTCTAATGCTTTATCAAAGACTAGCTGTAGGTCTTCTGATGGTTCTAACATTATATAAAATTCTCCATTGTTATATGTGTATTATAGCGTATTTTGTGTAAAAGTCAAGAGCTACGACGGACTCTTTCGGCTAACCTATCAACTAAAATCTTAGTCTCAGTATCTGTTATAATTGGTGTTTTTATCTTAACGATGACGTGTAGATCTCCTCGCACATTAGAGAATCTAACATTCTTAAATCCCATGCCTTTGCAACTAAATCTCTGTCCATGTTGAGCTCCGGCTCTTATAGTAACATCTACCATGTTACCGTCGATATTTGAGATAGATTTAGTACAGCCGAGCATCGCATCGAATATATCTATTTCAGTTTCGGTTATTAGATTCAGTTCTTCTCGGAAGAAATTATTATCCCTATCTACTTCTATAGATATCGTTAGATCGCCTCTCGGTATACCTCTGATGCTATTATCACCATACCCGTCTAGTTTAATAATATGTCCATTGTCAATACCTGGTGGTATATTAAAGTCTACTTTCTCTTCTCCACTGCCAGGCAAGCGATAGTTAATACTCATACTTTTACCTATATAAGCATCACGTAGGCTAATACGACAACGTATATTTAAATCTTTGTTTTTTTGCGGTTGGTGCTGTGCGTGATTGAATTGGAATCCAAAATTCTTCATCATATCTTCAAACATATCATTCTGATGGAATTGGGCAAAACCGTCTCCAAATGAGAATGTATGTGTTTGGTGGAATGGTCCACCGCCCGTATGGCTACGGAACTGATGTTGTTGATTTCCTTGGAAATCGTACCTAGCTTTAGTCTCAGGGTCGCTTAATATAGTATAGGCTTCGTTTAATTGTTTAAATTTATTTTCATCGCCGCCTCGATCGGGGTGGTGTTCGCGAGCCAATTTACGGAATGCTTGTTTTATATCTTC